TGTTGCATTAGATTCTATGCGAATGATTATACCATGGGTACGATCTAAAAGTGCTGATGGTAAAGTGACTTCGAGCCGGCGGAAGAGCCAGTCAATAATCACGAGCCCGCCCTGGAATACACGATGGTTCGTGGACGTAAGGTGGCTGTCTTCAACGACTTCCGTGTTTCCGAGGACGACCTAGACGGCGTGGATGCCATCACCTCCTGGCTTGTCAGCCGCAAGGGAGGAGCACTGGAAGTGGCGGTGCTGAACAGCGGAACCGGCCAGGCCACGGCCGTTATCAACTCCGTGCTGCCCGAAGGCTCGCACATCTACGCCCTCGATTGCTTCACGCCCCACCAGTACAGCACGGTACCAGCAGAGCAGTTCAACCTCAGCTTCGCTCCTGAGATCGAGCGGGGGCGCATCCAACCAGACAACCTCGACCGCAAGATGCCGGAACCTTCCGAGAAGCAGCACCTTGACATGGTGTTCTCGGAGCAGTTCGCTACTGCCGAGAAGCTGGAGCGGTGGTACGAGCACGTCCAGCCTGGCGGCTTGATCGCTGGCCTTGGGTACGGCAAGAAGGCCAAGCCGGTGGTGAACAAGTTCATTAAGCAGCACAAGCTGCAGCTGAAAACCCAAGGCGATGTCTGGGCGATCCCCGTCCCGGCCACCAAGGAAGTGGTTCAAGCGGAGGTCGCTGAGCCGGCTGTCGATGAAGACGATGAGCGGGTGGACCTCTATGTAGAGAGCTACGATGGCGAGCGATTCTAAAACCCATCAGTGCCCGGCCTGTAAGCGTGTACTGCCATTAACCGACTTCGCCTATATCCCGGTGGACGAGCGCTGCCAAGCGTGCGTTCCCCGGGACCAGGCGATGGCGCTGTGGGACCTGAAGCAGCAGCAGGCTGGCCAAACCATTGCCCGTATCCTCGACTCCCAGGACAGCTACAAGACGCTGAAGCCCTTAGAGCGGATGGTGTCGCTGGCCTACGACGCATGGGGCGGCGAGCACGCCTTCATGGAGGACGTGGTCGAGTGGATCAAGGACATGGGTGGCCACGCCCGCAGCAAGGGCGCGGCCATCAACGCCGTGATGAAACTCTTGGCCTTGCACGCCAAAGTGGACCGCATGAAGTTCGAGGACGACTGGAAGCAGATGGACGACCAGACGCTCCGAGACACACTCAAGATGCGGATGATGGAGCTATTTGCTGAAGCCTCTGAGGATCGGGCTAAGAAGGAAGCTCTCCAGAACCTAGTGGAATAATGTCCGTTAGCTACAAATATCAGCTACAGGAACTCCAGAAAGGCATTGCCGAGCTGGAGCTGCGCGATATGCACCCCTTGCGGGTCTATCGCCCCACACCGCAACAGCTGCCCATCCACGAGGCCAGCTGCAGTGAGGTGATTGTGGCTGGTGGGAAGCGATGTTTGGCAGGATGGCAGAAGATTTACGATCCTGTTCTCGGCATCAGCCGACCAGTCTCAGAGATTGACGACTCGTTTCACGTGGAAAGTCTTAATCCAGTCACAGGTGAAATCGAGGTCCGGGCTGCAAGCCGGCCGTTTATTAAAGGCCACGGCGATCTGTATCGAGTGGAATTCTCTAACGGGGAAGTGATTTTCACGACCCTTGGGCATCGGCTTGTAGGGTCGGATAAGCGGTGGATGTCTGTGCGCGATCTTTACGCTTATGGGTTGCCCGTGGCCAGTCTATGCCATTCCTCTGCAGCCAAGCGTACAGGACCTTGTCTTTGCGGCCCAATTCAGCAGCAATTTGACGTGGAGGTTTCTTCTCCAGCATGGCACGCATCTCATCGGGAGTCGGCCACTGATGGGAGTAGCGTTGGCTGCTATTGCGAATCTCTACTCCAGCCAGACGCAGTCGAGAAACAACAGTCCTGTGTGTGCAGCCGCACACGCGAGCAATCTCAGTCGCGCTCATCGTGCAATACATTTCCGCCAGCTTCTCGGGCGACGGAATGTCTTTACGGCGACGGCGATCAGCTGCAGCGGCCATTCGAGCCAATCCTTCAGGAGTCCATTGCGGGCAGCGGCCAGCTAGTGTGTGGCGAAGGTGCTCTGTGTTGCTCTCAAATAACTGAAGATTTTCAGGATCGTTATTGGCGCGATTATCGTCCTTGTGGTGCACAACCTCGGCGGGTAGCAGAAACCTGCCAAGAGCCTTTTCCATTACTAGCCTGTGCTCGCGCACGTAACCTTGATGATTGGCCTGCGGGTGGTGGGGTTGGTGGATTAGGACATAGCCATGCTTGTCAAATAGCCTGCCCCCCTTCCAGACTGCACAGCCTGGACGCCGTGGAATGCCAAACTTACGACACCGTGACCACACCACCTTCAGAGAGCAGCCGTGCAGGTCAGCAATCTGCTGCAGTGTATGGCCTTCCACGAGATAAAGCTGACGCAGCCGCTCTGGAGTTAGATCATCTTTTGTTTGCATTGACACACCCTTGCATCAAAAGAGTAAAAAACTGCACTGAGACTATTATAACCAAAGTGGAGTTTGTGTGCTATGGGCCAATATATGACATTGAGGTTTATGGTACGGCGAACTATTTACTTGGCAGCACTGTATCTGGAAACTCGGGCAAGACGCTTTCCACTGTGATGGAGTTCGGTAGCCGCATTCTGGGCGTGCCAATCACTCGGGAAGACGGAACCGAAATCCCGCTGCGGTATCGCAAGCCGACAAAGAAAAACAACTGCCTATTTTGGGTGATCGGCCTGAACGTGGATCACATCGGCCAGACCCTTTATCACCGCCTATTCTCGGAGGGCTTGGGCTGTAAGTTCAGGATTATCAGGGACTTGGAGACCAAAATCTGGCGAGCCTACAACCCCAACACCGACCGCGAGCGGGAGAGTGAAAGCCGCCTCTCACCGCCTCTGATCGGCGACTACCTTATCGAGCCCGGCTCCTGGCATATGGAGTCGCTGGCTGGCAATGTCTTCAAACAGGTGCGGCTGATCAACGGGGCCACGCTCTGCGCCTACCCCTCCACTGGCGATAGCCCTAAGCAAGGTGACGCCGTGGACGGCATCTGGATCGACGAAGACATTGAAAAGGGCCTGTTCTTGAAGGAGTGGCAGGATCGTCTGATCTCGGTGCGCGGCTGGTTTTTGTGGTCGGTGTGGCCGAAAATGGCCAATGAGGCCCTCATTGAAACGCTAGAGCGTGCCAAGGATTACGCCCCGGGTGGCCGACGTGAGGTGGACAATCCGCCCATTAAGGTCTTCCAACTGGTGGGCTCCGACAACCCATACTCCGATAAAGAAGGGATTGCGGAAGGCCTAGCCCGCATGAGCGATGATGACGACATGGCTCACCGCGACCGAGGCGACTTAGACGCCTTCATTGGTGGTCGCCGGATGTACGACTTCGGCAATCTCCATATCATCAAGAGCGAATCTAAATCTATGCCTGGCAATGTGTTTGAGCTTGTTCAGGACATTCTCTCTAAGGAGCGGCGACTCCCAGCTTCCTGGACAAGATACCTGGTGATCGACCCCAGCCATACCCGCACGGCTTGCCTGGTGGGTGTGGTGCCGCCGCCAGAGTGGCAGGGGATTGACACAGGCGACAGGCTGATCATCGAGAGCGAGTTGGTGGTGCGGAAGCACACTCCAGCTATGTTCGCTGAGGCTATGGGACCGTTCACAGACCTGTACTTCGAAGCCTTTATCATGGACCAGCGGATTGGTCGCCAAACCACCGTCGGCTCCGACACCACCGTCTTCCAGGTGTATGAGAATCAGTTCCGGCAGAGAGGTATCCAGAGCAGGCTCACCAAGAGCGGGTTCATGCGCGGCTGTGACGACAAAGCACTCCGCCGTCGCACAGTCCGAGACTTTCTGGAGCCCACACTGGGCGGCATCCCCAGGCTGCTCGTGAACTCCAAGTGCATCCAGACGATCAAGGAGTTCTACAACTTCCGCAAGAAGGAAGTCAAAGACAATACCGGCATGATGACTCCGCTTGACGACGCGGCCAACGAACGGCTATACGACTGCATGGCCGCTGTGGAGTACCTCAGCCAATATATCTCCGAGAGGTTCCGGGACGGCACGGCCTACGTGGAACCCGAGCGCCGACGAGGCCAGGGAAGTCCGGCCGCCCACGCTGCTATTCGTATGCAAGAGAAACTCCACCGTGAGAGCGGTGGTGATTATGTCCATTTTGGGCCAGGGGAAGCTGCATGAGCGCTATCTGGCTAGACAATGAATATCCACCTGACATGTGGAAGATTTTGGATGAATTACAGCGGTCACACCAAAAACGTGTAGGCATGGTTGCCTGGACGATGTGGCCTAACTCAGGAAAGGATTCCGACAATGGCTCGACCGAACGAACGTGCGTGGCAGG